AGGATGTAGGCGAGCGAAAACAGCGTATTCGCGTCAAGGTATGACGTGTCCGGCTGGTCAAAGGCGTTGACCTGATACGTCGTGATTGCCCGCTCGATCCGCACGGCATTCCCGCCGGTGTCGAGCGTCGAAATCCCCGAGGTCAGCAACACTTGCCGTTCCTGCATCGTGAAGCGGTCTTCCGGGTCGGCCGGGTCGATGCCGATATCGAGCGTTTGCAGCGGCCGGGCCGGGTCGATAATCAAGCTCTTGGCCGCCTCGGCAACGATGCGCGCCAGAACTTCCCACGGGTTGACCGTCAACGGCTCAAGGCCGAAGACGCTCGCATGCTGGTCGTTGCGCGTACCGCCGAAGGTGTCGAGGGTCGCGACCGATGCCTTCTTGACGGCGAAGACATGCCCATAGACCTGTTTTGCCCAAGACCACCGGCCCGTGGCGTCGTCGAGTTCGACCTCGAGCGCGTCAAGGCTGGTCGCGTCGGCATACGGGCAGGCGATCAAATCAAATTCCTCGTCGCCCATATTCCCGATTGCCGTTGCAAGCGCCGGGTTGACGGTGCCGTTCGCCATGCCGGTAATCGTCGCGGTGACGCCGGCGGGTTCCGTGCTCGACGCGCCAGGCGCCCGATAGGCCCGAACGTCGATGTCGTTGCCCAATTCGCCGGCGTGCCGGGCGGTAAGGGTAACGGTCCCGGTCACGTTCGCCGCGGTGACCGCGATATTCGCGGCGTTAATCAACGCCTCGAGCGCGTCCCCGATGGTCGTTGCCGTGTCCGTCGTCGCGACCGAGAAGGCAAACGTCTTGCCCGCAATCTTGAACCGGAACGTTCCCGCCGCGGTCGGCGTGCCCGCGAAGACAATCGTACCGGTCGCCTTCACGCCGCCGCCATCGGCGAGCGGAAGACACCAGACTTCGCCGAAGCTGTCGCGCGCCCGATAGGCCGCATGCATTTCGGCCAGCATCGAGGCCGTACCGAAAAGCGAAATCGCTTCGTCGGTCCGATTGACCAAGACCGGGACATTCGCAGCTCCGATGCCGGCGGCCAGCATTTGCCCGATCAGCAAGACCCGGCCCCGGTTCTCGAATTGCGAGGCCTGCGAATTGTCGACCTCGGCGTAAAACAGCGGAACGCGAACGTTCGCCGCGATGTTGTTGAACGAAACCATTTTCGGTTAATCCCCCTTCTTCGGCTTCGGCGGTTGGCCTTCGGTAACGTCGCCATCCTTCAAGCGACGCGACCACCATTGCGACGGCTCGACCTCGCGGCCTTCCGCGGGCAGATAGTCGCCCTTGAGAGGATCCCGCACGGCGAGCCCCTCTTTCGGTGTCAGGTACATGCGATTTCCCCTTATTCGGTGGGTATGGTGAGGGTTGCCCCGGCTTCGCTCCGGCCATCCGGGCCGGGGCTGGTAACGTTCGCGTCGGCCGGGTCGACGGCGTCCAAGTCAATCGTGACAGTTTCGAGGTTCGGCAGCGCGCCGAGCGCGGTCCCGCGATAGGTGTCTTCCTCGGTGATCTCGGTCATCGCCGAGAAGTCGAAACCCCAAATCAGGAAAGCGCGGCTTCGCGCGATCAGGTCGCCGCCGCGGTACTCGATCGGGTTATGATCGGCGTCGGGTTCCCAGCCGAGAATCCCCGCCCACAATTCCGCCCGGATCAAATGCACTTGGTCATAGGACGCCTGCCCGCGCTGGTCAGCGGTGTTAGACAAGAGCACCACGACGCGAAACCGGTCCTCCAATCCCTGCCGCACATCGTTCGAACCGTTGGCGACCGCGTCGGCCTGGTCATCCATCGGCACAACGAATGCGGCCGGAACGTCAACGCGCGTGCTTTCCTCGAGCGCGTCATAATCGGCCGCGCCGGCGATCCGGTTCGCGAAGCTTGGGCAACGCTCGCGAATTGCGGCGATGATCGGGGAAAGCATCATTTCAGCGGCACCCATTTCAAGGCATCGGCCAGAGCGGTTTGAAGCTTCGGCACTATTTGCGGCGTCTCGGCCTCGAGCGCGTCGCCGAACACATCGCCGCGCGGATCGAGGTTCTTCGTCCCCTTGAGCAAGAACAGCGGATAGTAAGCCTTCATGGCCGCCGTTTTGTTGGGGCGGATGATGGCAACGAACGGGTTGCGCTGCTTCGACCGGATCGACCGGAACAACTCGCCGGTGCGGCGGCCCGGATATTCGCCGGCCTTCGAAACCTTGCCCTTGCGATTGACCAGCCGGCGCGCGGTTTTCTGCACGTCCTGGCCGGCGCGGCGAACAACCTTGCGGATCGGCTTCTTATCGAAGTCGATGGTCTTCCACCGGCCGAGCGTGACATTGATAGTCGGGCTAGACATGCGGGCCGACTTCCTCGAGGTCGAGCGTCAGAAACCGAAGCTTTTCGTCTTCGGCCGCTCGCTGGATTTGGTAACGCTTGCCACGGCGGATAATGACGTTCTCGGTAGTCACATCGTCGCGGTATCGAATGGTGGCGCGGTGCGTCACGCGCTCGCCGGCCTGGACCCCTTCCCGGTACGTCACGCCGCCAACACTTTCGAAACGCGCGCGGACTTTCGCAACAAGCGGATATGCGTTGTCGAGGTCATTGTCGGCGAGGTCGGGAAACTGTTGCCAAGTGCGGATTTCGACCGGCTCGCGAAGCTGGCCGGGATCCTCGACGCGGGGCGCCATCAAATGAACCGCGCGACTGTGAAAGGCCCGACCAAATGGTCGATGCCACGACCACCCGAAATCTGGCGACGGTCGTAATCCTGCGCGACGATGTTCTTAACCGCGCGAATAAGCGGCTCGGCCTCGGCCTCGAGGGTGGCGGCGTCCGCATAGCCGGCGTCGAAAGTGACCGTCACGGCATCGGCGCCGGGCAGGGTATCCGGCCAGGCCTCGCCGTCGGCCGGCAGAACCCGAACAAGGCCGTTGCGACTATAGGCGCGCGCGCCGGCCAACGTCTGTTCCGCCCCGTCCGCGTCGAGGTAGGTAACCACGACCGACGACACATCTACCGGCGCCGTCTCGAGGATTATCTCGCCGCATGGGAAGGCCGGCAGCACTTGCGCGAGCGTCTGCTTCAACAGCTTGCGGCGCGTCATGCTTTCAACTTCCTGCCGGGCCGACCGGATCAACGACGCAATAAGCGCGTCGTCGTCGTTATGCGAAACGTAAATCCAGTCTTTGGCATCCTCGAGGGATACCGGCTCGGCGGCCGGGGCGGTAACAAGACGAAGCATTCGGGGTTATTCCTTCGCGGCCGCGGCCTTCTTGGCCGCCCCTTTCTTGGCAGCGGGCTCGCCGCCGTCGGCCTTGTTTTCCTCGGCGTTGCCTTCCGCCTTGTCGGAGTCGCCTTCGCCGCCGTCGGCCTTGTCGCCGTCGCCTTTGCCACCGTCATTGGCGTTCGGGTCTTCGGTCTTGTCGTCGCCCGTCTTGGCCGGCGGGTCTTCGGCCTTCTTGGCCTTCTTCCCGTGCTTCTTCGGGTCGAATTCCTCGAGCGCGCCACGGTCGACAAGGTGCTTCGCGTCGTGTTCGTCCATCGTGCGGATATCCCCCGCGAAATAGGGGCGATCGCCGATCATCTGGCGCGTAACGAAATATTTCTTTTCGGGCATCGTGCCTGTCTCCTGAAACGAAACAGAAGGGGCGGCCGAAGCCGCCCCTTTCTGTTCCTAGTTCAACCTATCGCCGGTGGTTACGCCACGCGGCCGAAGTCGCCATAAATGAACCCTTCCGGCCGGTAAACAGCCAGAACGAGGCGTTCCTCGCAGAGCGCCGTAATCAGGTTCTTGATGAAATCGTCTTCGTTCTCGGTCGCGATTTCGACGCGGGACTTCCACCGGTCGAAAAGCTGGGCGCCCTGCTGGAACGAACCGGTCAAGAACTTGTCGACCGCGATCGCCTGCGTTTGCACGACCGGCAAGTTCCAAAGCCGCGGCGTGGCGGCCCCCTGCGGGTTGCCGATGATGTAACGCCCGGTCGTATCCTTGAGCGTTTCAATCCATGCCCAGTCAATCGGGTTCATGAC